TAGACTTAATGCACAATATCCTGAAGAAAAATTAAAATTTTTAGAAACCACTGATTTAACAAGACCAGCTGATCCTGTTTTTCTTGAACAATTAGCACCAGAATTAACGACACAATTAAATGCCATACAAGATCAAATAAATAATATTCTTGCACAAAACAGAGGGCGTATAGTAAATCCAAATTACTTGGAACAAATAAAACAATTACAAGATCAAGGGCTTGTTGTTTTCAATAGACTCTTTGACTTAAATAGACAGAAAAACTTTGATGATATGTTACAAGGAGCAAAGGTGACTGATGCTTATCAATCATCACAAATATTAGATATAGGAGCAGGAACAAATGTTCCTACAGGTAGAGATGTACAGTCCTTCGGACAAATTCCTTTTGGTAAAGGACCTGATTGGATAGACCTAATGTTAAAAGCTACAATACAAGATGCACAAAGCAGAGGTATTAACAAAGTTGCAATTATGCCAGCTGACATTGTAAACAAACGTTGGGGTAAAGATATTGATGGAGCGGAAGCTGAAAAATTCAAAGCTATCTATGATAAGATTTCTGTACAAGAATTAAAAAATATTGCAAAGAAATATACAGGTAACAAAGCTAATTTACAAATTGAAGAAATTGTAGACCCTAATAAACCACAACAAGGTTTTAGAATTTTAAATAAAAATGTATCAGGAGAATACGACAAACTCAGAGATTTAGATGCTAACACCACTTATCCAAATAGAGGTCCCGAAGATACGGAGGCTTTCAATTATGATATCTTAAAATTAGCAGAGGATTATGATTTTGGGGAAGTAATAGTTCGCAAAGAAATAGCTCCTGGTCAATCAATGGATTATGCGGTGAGAATTAAAAAAGCTCCTGTAGACAAAGAATCTGGATTAAATTTTGAAATTGGTGTTGAAGACACTTTCGAATTAGTTCCGGTTGATGAAACTGTAGCTCGTAATGTTAGTCCTCAATTGATTATAGAAGAATTTAACCCTTCCTTACAAAAAATGTATGTCTTAACAATGCCCGAGGAAACAACAAAGAAAGGCCCTATGTTCCTATTCCGTAAAAAAGATGGTGGTAAAATCAAATCAGATGGGTTAGTTTCAATAACTGATATCTATGGAGATTATTAATGGTAGAAAAATTTAATTCTAATGTCCCTACACCACAACGTGAAGATGCTGTCACAGATGACAGAGGAGACTTAGATGTTGAACAAGTTGGAACAATAGTAGATTTAGAAACAAATCAAGCAGAACCTGAAGTTTTAATGGATGAGAGTGGCTCTGCAATAGTTAATCCAGAAGAGGAAGTTACTGCCTCAGGTTTTATGGCAAACCTTGCAGAAATTTTACCTGAAGATTACATGCAAGAGCTTGCAAGTGATTTATCTGATAAAATTGAATCAGATAAAAGTTCTCGTGAAGAATGGGAACACGCTTATACCAAAGGTTTAGATTTATTAGGTTTTAAATATGAAGAACGCACCAGACCTTTCAGAGGTGCTGCAAGCGTTAATCACCCTGTCTTAGCTCAAGCTGTCACACAATTTCAAGCGATGGCTTATGTTGAATTACTTCCTAGTGATGGACCTGTTAGAACACAAGTTGTTGGAGCAAATTCAACTGAACTTCAATTAGCAGCAGAGCGTGTTAAAGATTACATGAACTATGAGATAACTCATGTCATGGAAGACTACAATCCTGAGATGGATCAAATGTTATTTCAATTACCTTTATCAGGAAGTGCTTTTAAAAAAGTTTATTTTGACGAAGTTCTAAATAGAGCTACCTCTAAGTTTGTTCCAGCAGAAGATATCGTTGTTCCTTATGATGCCTCTGATCTGGATTCATGTGATCGAATTACTCATATCTTAAAAATGAACTTAAACGATGTTCGAAAAAAACAAGTTTCAGGATTCTATCGTGATATAGAAATATCACCTTATGAAGAGAATGATTCAGAAATACAAGAAAAGATGGATCGTATTGAGGGAGTAAATCCACAAGACACTTACATGGATGACATGACTGAATTGTATGAAGTTCATGTTGATTTAGATCTTGAAGGTTTCGAAGATATAAATCCAAAATCAGGTGAGCCTAGTGGAATTAAATTACCTTACGTTTTAACAATAGAAAAAAGATCAAATAAAGTTCTATCTATTTATAGAAACTATAATGAAGACGATATTATAAAAAGAAAGAACCATTATTTTGTTCACTACAAGTTTTTACCAGGACTAGGTTTTTACGGTTTTGGTTTAATTCACATGATTGGTGGTTTGACAAGAACTGCCACAACTGCATTAAGACAATTACTAGATGCTGGAACTTTATCTAATTTACCAGCAGGATATAAGTCACGTGGATTAAGAATACGTGATGATGATCAACCATTACAACCAGGAGAGTTTAGAGATGTCGATGCACCTAATGGTGCTATCCGTGAAGCATTAATGCCATTACCTTATAAAGGACCTGATGGTGTGTTAATGCAACTTCTTGGTTTTTGTGTTGATGCTGCAAAACAATTTGCAACTGTTGCAGATATGCAACTATCAGAAATTGGTAGTTCACAGACACCTGTGGGTACAACCATGGCTCTTATGGAACGTGGTACAAAAGTTATGTCTGCTGTTCATAAAAGATTACACTATGCACAGAAAAAAGAATTTCAACTGCTTGCAAAAATATTTAAATTAGCATTACCACCCGTTTATCCTTTTAATGTATCAGGTGGTCCTAGAGAAATTAAACAAGCAGATTTTGCTGATCAGATAGACATCTTACCTGTATCAGATCCAAATATTTTCTCCATGTCACAACGAGTGACACTAGCACAACAACAATTACAAATAGCACAATCTAATCCTGAGATGCACAATGTGTATGAGGCTTACAGAAGAATGTATGTTGCATTAGGTGTTAAAGATATTGAACAAATACTTCCGATACCAAAACCACCAGAGCAACCACAACCAACAGATCCAGCAATGGAAAATAGTTTAGTTCTTATTGGTAAGCCACCCATGGCTTTTCCACAACAAAATCATGAACAACATATAAAAGCACATAGATTATTTATGAGTTCTGCAATGATTAAAACTAATCCAATGGTTGTCGTTACTTTGATATCTCACATCAATCAACATGTTTCAATGTTAGCTACAGCGGTAGTTGCACAAGCATTACAAGAAGAAGTTGCAAAAATGCAACAACAATTTGGTCAAGAGATACCACCAGAAATTTTACAACAACTAGAAATGAAGAGAGAATCTTTAATTAATGAACAAATTATAAAAATAACAGAAACTATGGTTGTAGAAGAGGCTGAAGCTATGCAAAGTCAATCTATGGATCCTCTTGTTTTGTTAAAACAACAAGAATTAGCACTAAGACAACAAGAACTAGAGCTTAGAGCACAAAAAGATGGTGAAAATCAAGCATTAAAAGAGAATCAATTTGAGTATAAACAGAATTTTGACACACAAAAATTACAAAAAGACTATGATTTAGCTAATTTACGTGCAGATGTAGCAATACAACGTCAAAATCAACCAAATAGAGGTCAAAATGATTAGTTTATTAGCTGGTCCAGTAGCTGGAATGATTAAAGACGCTGTTACTGGCTTTGTAGAGACTAAAAAGGCAAAATCAGAGCTAAAATTAACTGAAATAAAGGCACAAAAGAGTCTCAAAGAGCAGCAAATTGCCGGAAAAGTTGCGTGGGAGGCATCAGCCGTAGATCAAATGAAAGGGTCGTGGAAAGACGAGTTTGTTTTACTAGCTTTGATGATACCTGCAATCTGTGCCTTCTTACCTTTTATGCAACCACACATAGAACGTGGGTTTCAGATTTTGGAAAGTTTACCGGAGTATTATACCCACCTCTTATATTTAGCCTGCTCTGTCAGTCTGGGGGTTAGGGCGGCACCTGGTATCAAAGGAATGATTTCTAAGAAGAAATGACAACAAAATGCATAAAGTGTGACTGCTTATGCCATTGTTGTTCAACTTGTATGTGCGAATGCACCATATGCGAACATGAAGAAACAGAAACTAACAACAACAGTTCCTCCTAAAAGAGGACCAACACCACAAGGGTTGAAAATTAATTATAAAAAGATACAAATAGTTAAGACAAACAAATAAGGATATTCTTAACTATGAAACACACCTATTTTACGATACCTGGGTGGTTCAATTACTCTGAAACTTACGACATCGTTGTAGATCAAATAGCCGATGATGGTGTCATTGTAGAAATTGGATCTTTTCTAGGTAGATCGACACATTATCTTGCAACCGCTCTTTACAATGCGGGAAAAGAAGATGTAAAAATATATTGCGTTGATACTTTTGAAGGGTCAACAGAACACGCTGGTATAAAACTACCAAAAGATTTCTCATCTATATTCAAAGATAATTTACAATTTTTTATTGGAAGAAATATGGTTATACCTTGTCAAGGTAGATCGGATTCAGAAGAAATTTTAAATCAATTTAAAGACGAATCTGTTGATTACATTATGGTTGATGGTGCACATGAATATGACGCTGTCGAAGATGATATTATCAATTGGTGGCCTAAACTAAAACAAACAGGTGTTATGGTTGGTGATGACTATGCTCTTAATTCAGTAGCTGAAGCAGTAAAATCAGGCTTAGGTAAAATGCAAAGAAATAATTACGGAGTTAATCAAGGTCATGAACAAACATGGCACTGTGCTAAAGATGGACAAAACAAAGTTTTTGAAAAAAGAATACCAGGAGTCAATGCTTACGTATGAGCATCTTTGTAATTCATAATTATCAAAAAGAACTAAAAACACTCAAAGAACAACTTCATGAACATTTGACACAAGGGGTTGAAAACTTTGAAGATTACAAGTATATTCAAGGAAAGATACATATGCTTGACATATGCCAACAGGAAATCTCTCGCCTGCTGGATCAAGAGGAGAAAATAGATGACTAAGACTTTATACGTTCCAGAGGACGTTTTAAAAAAAATAAAAGACCCAAATGAGGGTGTAAACCCTAATCGAAAAGAACTAGAAAAACTTCCCCAGCCAGTCGGTTGGAGAATTTTAGTTTTACCTTTCAAAGCAAAAGAAAAAACTAAAGGTGGAGTTATTCTCACAGATAAAACTTTAGAAGATTCTCAATTAACTGCATCGGTTGCGTTGGTACTAGCTACTGGATCTGATGCATATAAAGATAAAGAAAAGTTTCCTAATGGTCCTTGGTGTAAACAAGGGGATTGGGTTGTGTTTGGCAGATACGCAGGATCAAGACTAAAAATAGAAGGTGGAGAAGTTAGGTTACTTAATGATGACGAAATACTCGGCACAGTTGAGTCACCTGAAGATGTATTAACAATTATATAACATGGGAGGTAAACCATGCAAACAGAGATAAACACTGTAAAAGATGAAAAGCTCGTAGATCTGGACACATCAGGCGAAGGAGCAGAAATCGAACTTGAGGATAAATCTCACGGCGCTGTAAGTCCCGAAAAATACGAAGACGTAAAGACTGAAGAAAAAGATCCTTTAACCCCTAAGGTTGAAGCTCCAGAACAACAATCAGAGGAGATGGATCAATACTCGGATAAAGTTAAAAAGAGAATTGATAAACTTACATATAAAGCAAGAGAGGCTGAAAGAGAACGTGAAGCTGCATTACAATATGCTCAGAACGTTCAAAAAGAATTAGCTGAAGTGCGAATGAAAACACATGAAGTTGATAAAGGCTACATGTCAGAAAGTGAAGTTCGCAACAGAATGGCTTCCGATCTCGCTCGTGCAAATCTTATTACTGCTAGAGAGCAAGGTGATTTCACGAAAGAAGAAGAAGCTAGACAAGCTCTTACAAAACTTGATCTTGAAGCTGAAAGAATACGAGTAACTAAATCTAAAAAGGAGCAAGAATATGAAGAGTTCCAAAAGAAAATGGAGCAAGAACAGCAAACCAATATACAACCCACATCTCAAAGACCACAGCCTTCACAAAAAGCTCTGGCGTGGGCTGAAAAGAATACTTGGTTTAGATCTGACGAAGAAATGACAGATTATGCTCAAAGAATTCATAGAGGTTTAGTAGCGGAAGGATTTGACACAGAATCAGATGATTACTATAATGAATTAACTGTAAGAGTTAAAAACAAGTTTCCAGAATCTTTTAAAGATTCGGATCAGGCTACCAGAAGCAACAAAATCGCCCAACCCGTTGCCTCTGCATCAAGGTCTGCAACCAGTGGGCGCAAATCTGTTAGGTTAACTCCTAGTCAGGTAAAAATAGCAAATAA